TAAAGCCTCTGCCGCCTGCTCGCCAGTTGCTGCATCAAGGGCAACATCACGCCCGCCGGTTGGGTAGGCAGCAATTGAGCGGCAGATCTGCGCGATTTCGCTTGCCGGCAATGGCGGATTACAGCGCAGTTCGTTAGCCACGCTTAACCCGGCCAGCATTTCAGCCTCAGACATGCTGCACGCTGCGCGCATAGCCCCGGCTAGACTGGCCAGCCCGGCATTGCGACTACCAACTGGCAGCAAGCCCCCGCTATCGCCAGTGCTCGAGGGCTTTTTTGCTGCTTGCGCAGCATAGGCCGCTGACCATGCGGGCGGGATTTTAAACGGCGCGATGCCATCCGCAGGATCTGAACTAGCTTCCCACTCGTATTTTTTACCAGCAATTACGCTAGGCCAGACTAAAAAATACCGCCCATCACTCAATAGATCCACGCCTTGCGCTAGCTTGGACGAGCGCCAGGTGGGATCGTATTGCGCCAGGTAATGCGACCCCCCGCCTGCCGTGAGCGCGCACGGGCCGTCATCGTGACCGCCGCCATGCATGGCCAACCATGCGCCCCAGGACGCATCACCAGAATTTCGTGGATCCACGTCGAATACCGTTAAGCCTGATGCCTTACCCGCAGCGACAGCCAGATTTAAATCAGGCCGCCCCTCAAACCATGCGCGGATCTGCGCGGGGTCGGTTGATGCGTCTTTGACCCCATGGGCTGATGCAGGGAGCTTTGAATTAGGCTGGATTGGAAGAACAGCCCAGCCAAACACGGACGCATAGCGTAGCGCCGCATCAAGCGGCGTCATTTTTTTGTTCTTCCAAGTACTTGATAATTCGCACAATAGTGGCGTGCGCCGGGTTCCCGCGACCGGCCTTAACAGCCAAAATTTTCCGAACCCCAAGCCCGCACGCTCGCGCCACTGCGGAGCTATTGCGGTCTGCGAGCGCCAAACGAATCTGATCGATGGTCATGATTTATGCTCCAAACGGTTAATAAGAGCGCCTAGCCTACCCTTTTTTAAAGTGCATGCAATCTTTTTTCAAATAAATGAAAAAAAGCGTTGCAATCGAGTTTACGCTTTGCTACTGTTCGGTTCGAGGCGAGCAGTTTCTGACCGCCCACCAAAAGAGGATCAGACGATGATTATCAGTGCGACTTTGACAAACGACCTAGGCTGCGAGTTCGACAGCACCACCTTTTATCAGAGCTGGGGCATCAAGAACCCCGACGCCGCGAGCGTGGAAAAGGCCAAGCGGTGGGCCTGCCAGCGCGGAGGGGAATACACCCTGAACGTCAGCAAATCGGCGCGGAACGCCGCTTGGTGGCAAACCCTCGGTGATTTTCGTTACACCGGCAAGTGCCGCCGGGCGGTGGCGTTATGAAAAATTACGACAAAATTCTCACCCGCCTCTCTGCGGCGAAGGAAGCCTACGACGCGGTGCATCTTGCTGCCCGCCGCGCCGGGGAACCCGAACAGGGCAACCCCGCCTACAACGACGTGGGTGACGAATACCGCCGCGCATGGGATGCGGCAGGAGAAATCTGGGACGCGGCCTGCCGCGAGGAAGCCACCGGCAAACGCGCCAAAGCCCGCGAGTTGTGGAGCTTGCTGGTGCCGTTCGATGACGAGGCGGCAACCCGCTTGAGGGAGTTGCTATGAGCGCCGAGGCACTGGCCAGAATCCAAACAGCCAACCTGCTGGCGGCAGAAGCTGCCAGCGACAAAGTAGAGGCGGCCATCTCAAACTTGTATGACGCCATTGAGGCGGCGCTTGACGCTTGGTTTGAAGTTCAAGGGATGGACTCGCACATTGAGTTGCGCGAGCTGAACCAAGCCGGCGATGCTCTTATGGCGGTGAAATATGAGCGTTAACCTCAAGTCTACCAGCGCCTGCGCCCCGGCAGGCGTTAAGACCTTGGTCTACGGCGCAGCCGGCACCGGCAAGACCACGCTCATCGCGGGCATGCCCACGCCCCTAATCCTGAGCGCCGAGAGCGGGTTATTGAGCCTTCAGGGCAGTGACCTAGCCTATATCGAGGTGACGAGCGTCAGCGACCTTAAAGAGGCTTACAAGTGGCTTGTAGGCTCTCAGGAAGCGAAACATTTCGAGTCTATTTGCTTAGATTCGATTTCAGAGATTGCTGAACTCTGCTTGGGCGAACAGCAAGCCACCACCAAGGACGGGCGGCAGGTTTATGGCCAGCTTGGCACGGTGATGGGCGAGGTTATTCGCGCCTTTCGCGATTTGCCGCTGCATGTTTTGCTAATCGCAAAATTGGACAAAGGGACTGATGAACTAGGGCGGATTATTTACAGCCCCGGCATGCCCGGCCAAAAGTTGTCGCAGTCACTACCTTATTTTTTTGATGAGGTGTTAGCACTGCGGATTGAGAAAAACGCGGAAGGCGTGCTGCGCAGGGAGCTGTTATGCCAGCCAGACTCCCTGTGGCTAGCCAAGGACCGCTCAGGTCGATTAGACCGGCTCGAACCACCTGACTTGGGCGCACTGATTCGGAAGATTAGGGGGACCCCATGATCGACAGGCTGGAAATGCTAGCCGCCGAATGGCTGGCCGCGAAGGCTGCTGAGGCTATAGCGGTGACCGCCCGGCGGGTTGCGGAAGACCGCATGCTCAAGGCCATTGGCTTTGAGTCAGGGACAGAGGGGATTCATCACTACGATGTGGGCCGGTATGCCATGCAGGTGCAGGGCCGGCTTGGCAAGAAAGTTGACCATGAGATGGCCACGGTGATCGCTTCAGAAGGCGGTTACCAAGCTTTACTGCCACTGATTTTTCGCTGGGAAGCCAGCATTAACGCGAAGGCGTGGAAAGAGCTAGATCCGAAAATTGCTTTTGATTTCTCGAAAGCGATCACCATAAGCCCAAACCGGGCTACTTTTAAAATAACCGAGAGGGAATAGACATGTCATTTATTGAAACCTTCCATGCAGTTGATGCGCCGCCATCCACCCGTACCGAATACGCCCCGCTCCCCGCGGGCTGGTATTTGGTCACCATACACGGCGCAGAGGTGCGTCAGACCAAGGCCGGCAACGGCCAGTTTATCAAGCTGCGCTACGACGTTGTTGGTGGCGAGCATGCCAACCGGGTGGTGTTCGGCAATTTGAACACCAAGAACGCTTCGGAGAAAGCGCAGGAAATTGGCCGCCAGCAGCTCGGGGAGCTGATGCGGGCGATTGGGCTTCCCACCATCCAAGACACTGACCAACTGGTTGGCGGGGTGTTGGAGATTAAGTTGTCCGTGCGTGACGATCCGCAGTGGGGTGTCAGTAACGAGGTGAAAGGCTTCCGGGCCTCTAACCATAGCGCCCCGGCGGCGGCACCTAAGCCAGCGGTGGCGGCGAACGCGCCTTGGAAGTAGGCGCCTAACACATCTGCTTGGGCCAAATGCTTACCCCGCTTGGGCCAGTTTGGCCCAAGTAAAACGGCCCAAGTAACAGTCAACCAAACAGGCGCTTTCGGGCGCCTAACTGAGACAGAAAAATGAACCAAGAAATTAAAGAAGCCTTGTTAAGTTTCCGCCGTCGCGAGCAATGGGAACTGGAAGACCATCTGCGCCGGGCAGAATATGCGCGACTTGATGAGGAATTTGAAAAGCGTAAGGCCGCCAATGCCGCGCAACGCGAGTTTGAAGAAGCCGTTTCCAATGCGCGCAACGAGGGCTTTAAGGCGGGCTTCGAGGCGGCGTGGAGGTTGCCGCGATGAGCGCCATTGACGACCCCAACGCCGGCATAGTCGCGGCAATCGACCGCGCCCGCGAGGCTAAGCAAGACGGCCCGCGTCAGCACCTGGGGTGCTCAGTCATCGGCCACCACTGCGAACGCTGGCTGTGGCTGTCGTTCCGGTGGGCGGTTATCGAAAAGCACTCCGGGCGGTTGCTGCGCCTGTTCCGGCGCGGCCAGAATGAGGAGGCTACCGTCATCGATGACTTGCTGGCCGCGGGCTGCACCATTAGCTACGGCGGCCAGAACAATCAGCGCCGGGTTGAGTTCGGGAACCATATCGGCGGTAGTCTCGACGGCATCATCATGTCCGGCCTGCCGGGGCATGAGCGCAAGCAGCATGTGCTCGAAATCAAGACGCACAGTAAAAAGAGCTTTGACGCCCTAGTGAAAGACGGTTTGCTCAAGAGCAAGTCTATGCACTGGGCGCAGTGCCAGTTGTACATGCTGGGCACCGGCATTGACCGCGCCCTGTACTACGCCGTCTGCAAGGATGATGACAGGGTTTACACCGAACGGGTGAGGTTTGATGCGGCAGCGGCCAATGACCTGCTCGACCGCGGCAAGCGGGTTGTATCCGCTGAACGCATGCCTGATGGCATTAGCACAGATCCTAGCTGGTATCAGTGCAAGTGGTGCCCGGCGTTCGACATGTGTCACGCCAAGAAACCCACCCAACAGGTCAACTGCCGCACCTGCGCACACAGTACCGCCAAGGATGATTCGACCTGGCGCTGCGAGCGCCACAAAGCCGACAACATCCCGCCTGACTTTCAAGCCGCGGGGTGCGGTGACCATGTGTTACACCCCGATATGGTGCCGTGGATGATGTTGTGGGGTTCAGACACTGAGGCCGGCTACTTAATTGACGGGATAGCCGTCCATAACGGCAAAGCAAACGCGGATACTTACGGCTCGAAAGAGCTAATCGCCAACCCGCAGGCTTGCGCTCATCCAGATGAGGCGGTGCTTGCATTGCGTCAAGAATTTGACGGACGGATAGTGGGATGATTCTTCGTGACTACCAACAACGCACCCTTGACCAGCTCTACAGTTGGTTCGAGAAAAACAAAACCGGCAACCCGTGCCTAGTCTTGCCTACGGGCAGCGGCAAGAGCCACATCATCGCGGCCCTGTGTAAGGAGGCAATCCAAAACTGGCCAGAGACTAAAGTGCTGATGCTCACGCATGTGAAGGAGTTGATAGCCCAGAACGCTGAGAAGCTGCGCCAGCACTGGCCAGACGCGCCACTGGGCATCTACTCCGCGGGGCTGGGGATGAAGCACTTAGGCGAGGCGATTACGTTTGGTGGGATCCAAAGCCTCCGCACCAAAGCTGACCTAATAGGCTTTGTCGATATCGCCATCATTGACGAGTGCCACCTGATATCGACCAAGGACGAGGGAGGCTACCGCACCCTGTTGGGCGAGCTGCTGGAGATTAACCCACGCATGCGGGTTATCGGCCTAACGGCTACGCCCTACCGCCTAGGTCATGGCTATATAAACGAGAACGGCGGCCTTTTTGATGCGCTAATCGAGCCAGTAAAGCTCAAAGAGCTAATCGAGGGCGGCTACCTAGCGCCGTTGCGTAGCAAGCAAACCGACACCGAGTTGAGCGTGGAAGGCGTGCATCAAAAGGGCGGCGAGTACATTGAGAGTGAGCTACAGGCCGCGGTGGACACGGAAGACCAGAACGTAGGCGTGGTGGATGAAGTCATCGCCCGCGCTGGTGAGCGCAAGGCATGGCTGTTTTTCTGCGCTGGCGTTGACCATGCAACGCACATCCGGGATGTGCTGATACGCCGGGGTGTGGCCGCGGCCTGTGTTGTTGGGACTACGCCCAAGGATGAGCGTGAGCAGATATTGGATGATTTTAAGGCCGGCAAGATTCGCGCACTGACTAACGCCAACGTCCTAACCACCGGGTTTGATTACCCCGATATTGACCTGCTGGCCATGCTGCGGCCAACTATGAGCGAGGGCTTGTACGTCCAGATGGCAGGCCGCGGGATGCGGATTAAAACCCACACTGACCATTGCCTAGTCATGGACTTTGCGGGGGTCGTAGCCCAACACGGGCCGATTACTGAGATTGTGCCAGGGGTCAAGAAAGCCGGCAAAGGCGAGAAGCCCGTGAAGGGCTGCCCGGAATGTCACGAACTGGTTGGCATATCGGCGCGAGAGTGCCCGGCATGCGGGTATCAGTTCCCGCCGCCAAAAATAAAAAAATTGGAATTGCACAACGAAGACATCCTGAACCTCGAAGGCTATAGCGAGATGAAAGTCACGGACTGGATGTGGCGGGTGCATGTCTCGCAGGCCAGCGGCAAGTACATGCTCAAGGTGAGCTACTACGGCGGCCTGAGCGAGCAGGCCATCACCGAATACTTTGCCATCACGCATTTTGGCTATGCCGGCGACAAGGCCATGCGCGAGCTAGCCTCAATTGCGGCCCGTTGCGGGGCTGATTGTAAGGGGCTGGGGCAGCTAAGTTTGGATGGGATTGTGGAGAAGCTGAATGCTTGTGCAGCACCAAACGTGATAAATTACAAGCGAGACGGGAAATTTCATCGCATCATTGCACGAGATTGGATAAAAGAGGTAGCATATGGATAGCGAAGTGGTTATCTGGCAAGCGCCAACAATGGAGGCAAAACTCCAACACGCGAAGGACATACTCGGCGAAAAGTGGGTACTGCACCCGGCAAACGCGCCGGTTAAAGGTTTTTACGATAACCGGGGGCGCGAGCAAATAGTCAGACAAACCCAATCGGTTTGTCCGAGGATTTCTGAATGAAAACAGAGCATGAGGAGCAGCGGGAACTGGTGTCTTGGTTCCGGCGCACTTACAACCAAGTGCGAATCTTCGCCATCCCAAACGGCGGTGCTAGAGGGCTAGCCACCGCCGCAAGGCTGAAGGCAGAAGGCGCTAGCGCCGGGGTTCCGGACTTGTTTGTAGCGGCCTGGTGCCTTTGGATTGAGATG